AACGGTACTTCTCAAATAAGTTTAACTTCACCCAATATTGTTGTATCAGGATTAAATAACTATGCAGACGATAGTGCAGCAGCAGCCGGAGGAGTAAAAGTAAACGGACTATACAGAAGCGGTAGTCAAGTAATGATTAGAGTATCTTAAAAATAATATACCATGACATATACAAGAGAACAATTAACAGCAATGACTTCAGAAGAGTTTAATGCTTTATCTAAAGAAGAACAAGCAGAAGTTAAGAAGCAAGGAAGAGCTTTTCAACAAGCTCAATCTTAAATTATAGGCGTTTATTACTATTTATTATTAGCTATTTTTTCCAGTAGGGGAGGTTTTTTATATATACTTCCATGTTTCCATTTTAAAGTTTTCCTCCCCATAGCGTGTAGAAAGCCCGGGTTTCCCGGGTTTTTTCTTTTTTTCTTGCCTAATTATTAAAAAAGTTTATCAGATAGTTGCTTTTCTGAAAAAAAATCATTAGCTTTTTGCATAAGCAAGGCTTAAAAGAAAAATAAATGAATAGTATAGAATTAACAGAAGAGGAAGTCTGGGTAAGGAAGGAGTTAGAAAAGTTATACCCACAGCTGGTAATAAACTGTCAAAAAACATTAGGAGCAGCTTATTCAAAGCACGGAGGGGACCTATTGGCTGTTTGCATTGAATTCTTTCTTAATAAACCAATAGCTACTCAGGTAGATGCATTCAAGACTGGTAAAGCAGAAAACTTTATTACGTTTATGATGGGTATGCAATCAAAGAGTGGTAGCAGTAAGTTTTATACTGAGTATAGAAAGCATAATGAAAAGCAAAGAGAATTATATGATAACTATGATTATTCATATATGCAATCTATCTCAGATATGCCAGAACCATTTGATGATGAAGTATCAGAATTAATGCAATGTATAAATGAACAGATGGAAGATCTTAATCCATACGAAAAGATGCTTATACAAGAAAGAGTAATCAAAGGATTAAGATTTGTAGAGATAGCAGATACGTATAACATTAATTACACATCACTATCCTCAGAGTTAAAAAAAGTGTTAAACAAAATTAAAACTAAATGCAATCACTTACGGTAATATCTTTTATACTAAACATAGGATTACTAATATTGTGTCTCTCATTAGTTTATCCTAAAGCTATAAGAATGTATATGGTTAAGAAGAAACAAAGAGAGAACCAAAGAGATAAAGAGAGAAAAGAATATATTCAACAAGTAGTAAGAGAGTACTTAGAGGAATTAAAAAATGATTGACATTACAATAATAAACATAATAGGAGTGGCATGTTTAGGGGTATTCATAGCTCATTTCTATAAACCAATTCAGAGTGTAAAGGAGTGGTGTATTAATCTATTCTCATTTCTTCCATTCTTGCATCAAGGGTTAAGCACAGCTTTAAATTGCAGTAAGTGTTCCGGATTTATATTAGGGATTTTTTTATTCTGGGACTTACCTGCTGCAGCCTTTACTTCTGTAATTGGGTTTATTTTAAATCATATAATCGATAGAATAGAACACTGGTATGAGTAATGAAGATAGAGAGTGGTTACTAAATGAGTTTCCACAATACCTAAACAAGTCATTGATAAGAGGGGTAGAGAATTATTATTACAGAGCAGAGATGTTATTGAACGGATGGGATCAAATTAAAAAGAGAAGTTGTTCTTGTCAATTCAGAAGCTTAAAAGATACAGTTATACGAAAATACAATAGTTGGTTACAGAATGAAAGGCAAATATCTAACGAATGAAGAAATCTTTAATATTGAGGTTGCAATTTACAATGATGATGTTAAGAGCTTACATGCGCTTACTTCCGAAGTACTGGAGAGTGATACTATTGACGAAGAAGTAGTCAAAGAGTTAACACAAGGATTACAGTACATACATATAGAACAAGATCCAAGATACTTACTAACAAAAGACGGTCAAATACTAAGTACCAAGTCAGTAAAAAGAATGAAACCTATAGTTTCAGCAAGTACGTTATTCTTTTATATATCAGGTAATAAAAAGATAGATGTAAGACAGGAATTCGAAAAACAAGGATGGGAGTTTGATTATACTAAAATATTAAAGCATTACAAGAAGAATAACTTTCAAGTACAAGTACATCCAAACTACCGTCACAACTTTGAAAGAATTTAGTGCTATTTATTACTAGAAAATATATAATCGAAATATAATGGCAGGTACAAAGATTAACGATAAAGAACTAAAAGACAGAGTAAGTAAAGCATACGACCTACGTTATAACCAAAATTATACGCAAGAAAGGTATGTAGAATTCTGTCATAAAGAATACGGAGATAAAAGTGAGCAGCAATACTGTCAATACTTTTTAAAAGCAAGAGAGGTTTATGATGAGAGTTGGAAAGAGAGATTACAAAAGCTTTTAGGTCCAGCAGTAGATGAATTAACCAGAGCTTTAGCATCAGAGGATGAAAAGATCCGTACAAGAGCAATAGACCAGATAATGAAGTATACTGGCAATGATATTCAGAAGATACAAGCAGAAGTATCTGGAGAAGTAAAGATTACATTCGGAGACGAATAGAATGGATATAAAGTTATTTACACCATACCCTCTACAAAGAGAGTTTATAGACGAGTTTATTGAAAGTGATCCAATGTTTGGTGTTGTAGTAGCACCACGTGGTTCCGGAAAGACTCTAATGGGTATGAACATAATGCTTTATTGGCTGTTACAAAAAAAGAATCAAAAAGGTGGATGGATTAGTCCGGTATATAATCAAGCCAAGTCTGTGTACGATCAGATTGTTGTGGCAAGTAAAGAAGTTATTATTCAAAATAATAGACAAGACCTTAACATTACTTTTGTTAACGGGTCTACTCTTAAGTTTCTTAGTACTGATAATCCAGACAATATTAGAGGTTTTAGGTTTACCCACATTGTTATAGATGAGATAGCCTTCCAAAGAGAAAGAGCTATTGACCAAGTAGTACTGCCTACACTTAACCCTAACGGTAAAAAATGTCTAATGATATCTACACCGAAAGGACGTAATCACTTTTTTAATTGGTATAACAAGACAGATGTAATCAAGAAGAAGTTTCCTTTAACAGAATGTCCATACGTTAACCAAGACCTAATAGATGCAGCTAAAGCATCACTACCACCAGATCTTTTTAGACAAGAGTTCTTAGCAGAATTTGTAGATAGTGCCAACGATGTATTCGTAGGAGTAGATAAAGTAGCATTTGTAGGAGAATACAGAACAGGAGGAGATGCCTTTATAGGAATAGATACCGGTTTACAGGATGATATGTCAGTACTAACACTTATGTCTCCAATAGGTAGAGTACTCAATGTAGTATCAATCAATAACAAGCCTATAAACGATGTAGCAGAGACGTTTATTCAAACGATGTTACAGTATAATGTAGTAGGTGGGTATATAGAGACAAACGGTATTGGTAGAGCAATGTATGATTTAGTTCAACCAAGATTCAAAAAGGTAAGAGAGTTCTTTACCACACAAGACAATAAAACTGAAATGGTGAGGAAGTTAATCAATGATATAGAGACATCAACAGTAGAATTACCATCTATAGATTTATGTCCAGAACTACATACAGAGTTTTCTACATATACGTACAAGCTTTCACCTACAGGAAAATTATCATTTAGTCATATACCAGGAGGACACGACGATTATGTGGATTCGTTAATGCTTGCTAATTATAGTAGAGTACAGTTTATGACCAAACGACCAATCACAATAACAAACGTTAAAAATGTAAGACCTACATTTGGATCTACCTCTCCAAGATAGTAGCAACTTTAAACTAACACATGGATATTTATCAATATGGCAACAAAAACTAAATCGTTACAACTAACCATTCCGGATTACTTAACCATACAACAGTATATGGATATTAAAAAGTATGAAGGTGACTCCAATTGGGAGAAGATGGTTAGTATAATTTCAGCAATACTGAATAAAGACATCGATGAGGTAAAGACTTGGACTGTTGACTCTTTGAAGAAAGTTTATACTCATATTCAGAAAGTAGCAGATCCAGGATTAGAGTTTCACAGCATATTAGAGTGGAATGGACAAATGTATGGATATGCACCTATGAAAAAAGCTTCATTAGGAGAATACGTTGACTTAGAAAACTTATGTAAGGATGTAAATAACAACCTACACAAAATAGCAGCTCTAATGTATCGTCCGATAGTAAAGCATAAATTCAACGATTTAGCATTTACAATAAAACAGTCTCTAAAGGTGGCTAATAAAAAAGGAGTAGAAAATGTATTCGACTATTATACAGTAGAAGAATATTCATCAGATACAAGGAGTGACAGGGAGGAAGAGTTTAAACACTTTCCTGTTTCTATCATATTAGGAGCTCTTAGTTTTTTTTTGACCACCGCAAATCTGTATTTAAGCAGTACAGTCTCTTCGGAGGATCCAATAATGAGTCTGGTGATGAAGAAGAAGGAGGAGATGTTACTGGACGGTCTTTCGGAAGCCATTGGGGCTGGTGGGGGACTATTTACTCACTCAGTAAGTCCAATATACTCTCAATTACAGGGGATAAATCCATCACAGATATCAACCTAATGACAGTATTGAATTATTTAGAGATTGATAAAGATTATAATAACGAAGTAGCCAAAGCAGAG